AGCATCTAAACAAACGCCAACATCAAATTCATTTAAAACTTCTTCAGTAAAACCACGCCTCAAATAATAGTTAGGAGGCATGTGAAGCCTACCTCTAACTTTGTCTCTAGTATTATTTTTACTAGTGACTTTGACTTCTTCTCTTTTGTTTAATCCAAACTCTAGAGCAGAAGGACCATCTTTGAAAGTTACATTTTTAGCTTCTTCAAGAACTCTACTTCCATTAATTCCAAAAAAGTTAGTACAGAATTCAATTACTTCATGAAACTTGACAATAGAATCTTGATCAATTTCTCCAGATTCTCTAGCATCTCTCGTAAGTAAGGCTCTGACAAGACCAATAGGGGTATTGATAAATTCAGACATACAGGTTTCTCCATAACTTTCAGACCAACATTTCCATCTTCCATAGTATGGATGGTCAGGTTCTAAGTTAATGGAAAACCCCATAGGGTTGTTACCTCTATGAATTGGACATGGGCATGAGCCAAGACCCACCTCCATTCTAGTCCCAAAGTGTTCAAGCACTCGGTATATATTGTTGATAATTAAATCATCATACACCTTGAGTTGTTTAGATCGTTCTTGTTTATCTTTGGACAAACTGAAGCTCATCAAAGTTTCTTTCATCAAAATGGTTTTTCAGGATCAATATCTTCTTCTATCTTGAACTCTTCTTGTTTGTCATCGAGTTCGTTATCGAAGCCTTCTTTTTCTTTTTTATTTGCAAGTATGTATTCTGATTTGGTGAAGCCTTCGTCAATTCTTCCAAATTCACCATTAAGGTGCATGTTAATGTAATCAAAGTCGTCAGAGAGTCCACCGCCGTGTCTAGCAATCAAAGGCACTAGTTTACGATTTCCGCTTTCGCCACCGTCTTCGGCTATTTCCTCCTCAGATTTTTTCTTAAAGATCGTTAGACTGCTACAAAACCATGAAAGTCTATCTGATCCACTAATAACATCTTCAGATTCACGAGTAATTCCATCTCTATTAAGTTGAACGAAAGACAAGCAAGGAACTTTTTCTTTAATTGTAAAGTTTACGAGCTGCTGCATTTGATAACCCAAAGCTTGAAACTCTTTCATGTCGTTCATTTGAGACGCACTGGTCAACTTCAAGTAGTCATAAATAATTAAACATGGGTTGCTAATTCCATTCTCATCGTACCCAACTTCTTTCTTAATCCATCGTCTCATTATGGATAATGTCTCATCAAAGCTAGTTCCTGCAATAGTGACATACTTGTAAGGAATTTCTTTTAGTTTTTCTACACCTTGTTTTACACGCTCCTGCAAACCACTTGATTTTCCAAATTGACCTGTAGAAATATCATTTATAGTAACATCGGTCATGCTTGCTAATAGACGGTGAATGTGATCTTCTCTAGACATTTCAGTGTCAAGCATTAGAACTGGTATTCCAAGAGTGCCAGCCACATGTAAAGCTACACTATCAGCAAACAAGCTTTTACCAGCCTTTGCTCTAGCAGCTATAAGGTCTACATTACCTCTTCTAAGTCCACCGCCGATGGACTTGTCGAATCTAGAAAACCCAGTGCTAATACCCATCATCTCTTGTGGGTTATCTATTAATGATTGAATATATTCGTCAATATCTTGACCAATGTCTTCTGGTTCATTGTCAACCCTACCTTCAAGTCTAGAACTAAACTCAAAGAAAGGGGTTTCACCTATACTGATGATCTCACTTATGCTTTCGTCACCAGTAACATCTTTAATCTTTATCTTGATTTGGGATGCAGTCTTGTCTACTTCTCTGGCTATCTCAAACTTTACAAGAATAGCTGCCTGATGTTTTACGTTGGCTTTTTCAATGTTTATTGCAGAGAGTTTTTTGTAATAGTCTTTTGGTACTCTTTTCATAAACACAGAATCTAGATCTATTTTCTTCGCTGCCGCATAAAGAGTGGGCAAGTCTACTGTGTCAGAGTCTTCAAATAATTTTTTCAGACAACTCCATACAATTTGATTTTCTTCTAAAGTGAAGGACTGTTCGGTTATTGCTCCATCAATATCTACAAAAGAATCTTTACCGTGCTGTATCAGTCCTGCTAGTACTGCTTTTTCTGCTGCTTTGTTGTTTAGTTCCGACATATATTCTCCTTTCCATTAACCTACACATCTACTACAACGATGATAACTACCTGTTTTATACGCTGGATTTATCTCCTCCTTTCTTCCACATGCGTTGCAAATTACTTCAACCATTTTGACAGGAGGTCTGCGAGGAGTGAGGTTGATGTCAGGCGTATCAAACTCTTCTCCTACAGCCTCTGTTCTGTCATCTACAAATTGATTTTCTCCAACTTGTATTGCTTCTTTTCTTCCGTATTGCCCAGCGGGAAGACTGTCACGTTTCATTGTGAAGTCTTCTACCTCCGTCCGCACCGACATCTGTGCTGACACCTTGTCGGAGCTTTTTGGCTCTGCATTTGCTGTTCCTGTTGTTCCAGCTTTTTCTTCTGGTCTAACTTCTTCTCCTGTGAGAAGAGCATACCCTTGAATAACTTTTTCAAAATCATTTTCTAGTATTCCATTTTTTATTAGTTCTAGTGGTGACATATTATCCCCTACTGTACTTTCTTCTGCTTAGTTCAAGCAGTGTGTCTGCTTGTTTTCTAATGTCTCTTATAATGTCCAGCGATGAGGCTACGTTACCATCAATCACTCTTTTGACACGCCAAACTTTTTGCACAAAATCGTCTTCCCTAATTACAGAGTTGACTTTGACTTCCCATTTGGTGTACTTATCGAATTGATTTGAAACTTTTGAAACTGCGTAGTTTATAAATTCTTCGCACCATTTGGCTTTAGCAACTTCTTTGTTGTGTTTCTTTTGTAGAAAATTACAGTAGTTGTATATGGCGTATGCTTTTTCACAACATTCTTCTGACGTAAGCGATTTAAGCTCAAAAGCAGTAAGTGATAATATTTTTTCTACTTCAGAGTTTGGTTCTACATGAATAACATCAGACATGTATGCATCTAGCCTGCCTACAAACTCTTCTAGTCTATCTATTGACAATGGATTCTCGCCATTCATCTTCAGTTCCTGAATAACTTAAAATAATAAGTTCAATATCATTATTCAAAAGCCAGTTAGCTTTATCTCTATCCCTAGCTTTTGATTTTCTGAAACCTTTTCGATCTCCATGAAAATGAGCGACAAACTCAAAATGTTGTCTCCCATGAACTTCTACCGCCAACGAATGAGACGGAATAAAGAAGTCAACGTAAAGCGTAGACTTTCTTGAAGGCTTGTGAGAACCAACAAGTGGCACTTCTTCAAGGATTGTATCATAGGGAAACTGCTCACGGAGTAACTTTCTTGCTAAAATGTGCAACTTACTTCGAGGTCTTGTCTGATCCCCTGAAACTACGCACTTTGACAGGTTCCAATTTCTTTCACGACCATCGAAACCTACTGCCTTCAAAACAACATTTCCTTTAATGAATTTTGCAAAGCAGGCCAAAGGTCGTTTGCGTCGAGAAAATCTCTGAGTTTTTGTTGACCTTGAAACTTGACCAGTTTCGTAATTTTTTCTTCATCGTCTTTGTCGATTCCTTCAGCCTCCAAAAGTTTTTTGATTGGTTTTGTGTCGTCGATTAAGAAATCGCATGTATACCAAGCTCCTGCTGCTGAAATTAAATCAAAGTCATTTGCTTGGTCGAATAACTCTTGTTTGTAATCAATACCTGTTCCATACCGAAGCCATCCAATGGCTTCAGCTCCTACGAACCCTCCAAGGGCAGAGGTGACTACTTTCCAATGTAAAGCTTGTCCAATTTGCCTTCCGTCACTCTTTTCTTTCCATGCTTGAATCCAAGCGATTTCCAGTATTGTATCCGCCTGATAACGAACCTTTACACCGCCATCAGCTACTTTCTTTTTGCCCATGCCGCCAGTATTGGCGATGAAGTGTGTAATCATAATAATGATGGCTCTTTGTTTAGGGACTACACTACTCATCTTCTTGCAAAAGTTGGATAGTATCTTAGGAACTCCCGGTCTATAATCACCTCTAACTTCTTCGTCTAGATCCTTCTGTGCTATGAAACTAGATATTGAATCAATAATTACCACGCAATTAGGATGTGATTTTACAATCTTCTCTACAGCGCCTAAGTATTTCTCTGCGCTAAGAGTTTCTCCTTCAGATTGGACAACAGTAATTTTACTAGCATCAAGACCATGAACTCCTTCAAAGTTCTTGGTGCTTAATCTA